TGCCGAGTTTCAGACGCTGGCAATCGGCTACAGCCAGAACGAACTCGGGTATCAGATTGCGCACACCATCGACATCAGGCGAAATATTCCAGAGGCTGAGAAAGAACGCCTGATTGACCATGCGAGAAAACAGCTGGGACTGCCGACGCCAGAACCTGCGCGCGAGTTGACTGCCGACGAGCTGCAGCATGCGAAATCACTGGTCGCGAACATGCTAAAGCTGGAGGATCTATGACGCAAAAATTCAGCGAGCAGAGCTGGCAGCATCGCGAGAAAACGCTGGGCGACATCGCAGAAACTGCGTTTACGTCCTGGGCGGAGCAGACTGGTCTAAAGTACATCAGATGGGGGCTCGAGCGTCCGCCGCTCGATGTCGCACTGCTGCCATCGCACATCGCACAGGCGCCAGATTTTCTGATTCAGGAACGGTTCATTGAGGTTCAAGGATGCGGCGCAGACCAGACGTTCAAATTCAAGCATCAAAAACTGAATGTGATTTCGAGCTGGAACGTTATTCACAGGGTCGACTGGTTTTTGTACAATGAACCACAGAACGAATTCCTGATCATCGAGCATCTGGTGCTGGAGTCTGCCTGTCTCGGTCTGGGTGGCGCATTCAGGCACGACGGCTATTTTGATGGCGTAAAACCTTACGCGGCATTGTCATGGGAAAAACTGAAACAGATAACGAGGAACAAAAATGCTAGGTAAACCGATGTTTAATTGCAACATGGTCGACCACCGAAAATGGTGGCTGAATGACGATCGATACCTGACACCAGAAACCCAGGCGCGACTCATAGAAATGCAGTCAGCCGAGGAAATCCGAGACGAGGACGAGCTGGTCGATGATTGACCTGAACGATGCCATCAAGGAACTGCGGCAGAACGGGTTCAGAGTCCATGCCATCGAGACAGCAGCCAGTGGCGAAAAGCATGTGCTGGTGACCATTGGTGGCGCGATAGAAATGATGTCGGCAGCTGCTGTAATCGATAAGGCGCAGCAGATGATGGAAAAACGTCTGTCAATTCACCAGGATTCGATGGATTTCTAGGTGTACAATTTAAGTCGGTAGTAGTGTGTTCTGTAGCAGGTGCTGGCAATGCCAGACGTTAGACCGAGCCTGCATCCGTCTACCGAGGTCGCGAAATGAAACTGGCAATCGATCCTGGTCACGGAATGTCGAACAAACGCGACAACGTTTTTGATCCAGGCGCTGTGGCTGCAGGTGTTCGCGAATGCGACATCGCGCTCGAGTGGGCGCTGACTGGAAAATATGTCCTGCCACAATATGGCATCAACCATTTTCTGACACGCGACGACAATCTCGACGAAGTTCCTGTCGGTCGCCGCGACGACATGGCTGCAGCTGCGCACTGCACACATTTTCTCTCGATTCACTGTAATGCCGCCGATGGGAAAGCCACAGGTGTCGAGGTGTACTATCGAGACATTTCCGACAGGGCATTCGCGCAGCTGGTGCTGGACAGCCTGGTCGAGGCGACAGGTCTGAAAAGCCGAGGTCTGAAACGTGAGTCGGAAAGCCAGCACAGTCGTCTGGCTGTTCTCGACTTTGGTCCGCCAGCATGTCTGGCTGAAATTGGGTTTCTGGACAATCCACACGACAGGTCGGTGATTCGTGATCGAGAGGTCAGGCTGAAATTCTGGGCAGGTCTATGTCGGAGGCTAAAGTAATGCCAGCGCCAGAAAGTCAGCAGCAAGGTGTCGAAACCATATCGGCACTCAGCAGCGCACTGTCGTCGTTCTGGGCATGGCTGCTGCCGATGATTGCAGGCATTCTGCACATCGGGAAACTGCAGCAGAAAATCACGCAAATTGAAACGGATCACGTCGACATGAAAGCGCTGGTACATCGCACCGAGACGCATCTGGCGAAACTGTCAGCGCATGTCGAGACACTGATGAACGACAGAAACCATCGCTGAAAGTTGTACACATAGTTTTCCACAGCCAAAATAAGGCATGCGAAACCACATAACGCAGGTTCACACTTCGTCGGTTCATGACATCGTTCGACTGGGATTGATTTCCGACCTGCACTTTGGGTCGAGCAGCCTGTATAAACCAGCATTGAAACACGATTTCGACATGATGTCGAATCTTGATGCGAAAATATTCCTGAACGGTGACATCTGGGACGCCATTCTGCCATCCGACATCAAGCGATTTGATTTGAAGGCACTAGATCCTGAGCTGCTGCAGCTGGGTTCGACGCCATTGGACGCCGCGCTCGAAATGGCATACGAATTCCTGAAGCCGTACGCGCAGCACATCGAGGGAATCGGCATCGGAAACCATGAAGCGCACGTCGAAAAGAGGCATCACATCTGTCTGACCAGCATTCTCATCGACAGGTTAAACCAGCTGCCAAATGTGAACATCATCGCTGGCGGATGGTGTGGATTCTGGAACATCCAGATTTTTAGGAAAAACAAGCGAACCAGCTGGACACTGTACAGACACCATGGTGCTGGTGGAGCTGCGCCAGTGACGAAGGGCGTCACCGACTTCCAGCGAATGATGGCATGGCATACGAATGTCGATGCGCTGTGGCTGGGACATAAGCACAACAGGTACGCGATCATGGACATGAAAATGCATTATGATTCGCAGCATCATCGAGTCGTCGAGCTGCCAGTGACCTGCGTCATGACTGGGTCATACCTGTCGACCTATGGCATTCATGAACGAACACGTCCGAGTTATGCAGCTGGCTGGAATCTCTCGCCGCAGCCTATGGGCGGAGCAATTATCGAGCTGCGCCACGTCGAGAAATGCGTGAAGTACAAGACGACACTCACATGCCAGAGTAGGGTGATTTTGTAGAGCCATAATACAGACATCATGAACATCATCGTGAAAAACGTAATCGTCGGCGCATTTTCTGGACTACTGTCCGCCATCATGGTCGACCTGAACGCATGGAAACTCTCACCGAATCCTGATTTCGATTTCAAACTGGCAGCCAAGCGATGGCTGGCTGGCGCTGTGTCTGGAGCTGCCGCCGCGCTGGGATTCGGAGCAGCTGTCCAATGACGACGCACTATCTGAAACTCTGGCATCCAGCACTGGGACCTGTTGAAAAGGTGGTCCGAGTATTCGGATGGAAACTCAGACAGACACTGACATTCGAGGGAAACCTAGACGATGTGAAACCTGCCGAAATTATCATCGGCAAACTGTTGCTGGGTCGATTCGGTGTGACTGCCGAAATTGTCGAGAAAGAAAAGCCATGACCAGGCGTGAATCGAGGCGAATTAAGATGCGAAAACAACGCGAGGCGATGGCTGCCAAGGGCTACAAATTGATTCAGGGTCAGTGGATTCGGGAAGGGTCGGCGCTGCATCTGTCGATGATAAAGGGTCGCTGGCACTAGAGGTACTCTCTATAAATGCCGAAACCAAAACCAGAACCAGCGGCAAAACCGAAGCGAAAACCAGCTGTTAAGAAAAACTTAAAAGCTGACGAACGACCTGGGCGAGGACGACCATCGAAGTACACGCCAGAGGTGGTCGAGCGCATCTGCTATTCATTGTCGCAAGGAAACACGCGGACTACAGCAGCCACATGCGCTGGCATTCATATCGATACATTCCATCACTGGATGAATGAATTTTCCGATTTTTCCGAAGCCATAAAAAGAGCTGAGGAACAAGCTATCGAGCATTATGTCAACGTGATTCACACGGCGTCAACTCAGACCTGGCAGGCAGCTGCATGGTATCTCGAGCGAAGGCGGAAAGAGGATTTCGGCAAGCAGGACAAAGTCGACATCACGACGAACGGCAAGGACATAAACGGCATGTCGATGGAGGAAATGGTCGCTGAACTCAAACGAATTGAACAAATTAAGCAGACGTGAACTGGAACTGCGACTGGCAATCGAGCAGCACAACCTGACATTTTCCCAGTGGTATCAGCTGCGCAAACCTGCGGACTATGGGTTTCCCAAGCACATCAGGTATCTGTGCGATATCGCAGACAAGGTTATCAAGGGCGAGCTGCAGAACGTCGCCATCAGCATGCCGCCAGGACACGGCAAGAGCCAGACCATAACCACCCGCTTGCCCATCTACTGGGGAATGAGGAACCCACAAGATGCGATAGTGTTCACGGGCTATAGTCAAGATTTTGCCAACCGTAACCTAAGCAGACCCGCAAGGGAGCTTGCCAAGGAACTAGGGATTCTGGATAATTCGTCTGAAGCTATGGAGGAGTGGAGATTAACCAACGGTGCGAGACTGGTTGCTCGAGGTGTTGGCTCAGCCCCTACGGGAATCAATCCGATTTCACTGCTGGTGTGCGATGATCCCATCAAGGACCGAGCGCAAGCGGAGTCAGCCATCGAGCGAGGAAACATCTGGGACTGGTGGCAGGGGTCCATCGTTCAGCGATTTTATCCAAGGACCAAAGCATTCGTCATCGCGACCAGGTGGCATCACGACGACTTAATCGGACGGCTGCAGGACCAGGCGGACAGCAGTTGGACATTCATAAACCTGCCAGCAATCGCCGAGGAAAACGACGCGCTCGGTCGACAGCCTGGCGAGGCACTATGGCAGGAAGTAAAGCCGCTGTCATTCCTCGAGCAGGTCCGCCAGCAGATGGGCGAATACAATTTTCAGGCGCTATTTCAGGGACGTCCGAGCATCAGGGAAGGCGCCATTTTCAAGGTAGACCGATTCGCGTACATCGACTCAAGCGAGCTGCCGCCGATGGTCGAGCTGGTCAGGAAATGGGACGTCGCAGCCAGTAGTGGTAAGGGCGACTGGACAGCTGGTGTGAAACTCGGCAAGGATCAGGCTGGTCGCATCTACATTCTCGATGTCATTCGGGGACAGTGGGCGTCTGACCAGAGGAACGCAGTGATGCAGCAGGTGGCGCAGGCAGACGGTCAACAGGTCCGCATCGTCGTTCCTGAGGATCCAGGCAGCGCAGGTAAGGACGCAGCGCTACAATTCATCAGATTATTCAACGGATACAATATAAAAGCAGTCAGGGAAACAGGGTCGAAAGAGCTTCGCGCCGATGGTCTGGCATCACAGGTGAACGCAGGGAATGTGGCACTGGTGCGAGGACCATGGAACGCGGCATTCGTCGATGAGCTGCGGCAGTTTCCGACTGGCAAAAACGACGACCAGGTCGATGCGGCAGCAGGTGCTTATAATGAATTATTCAAAACGAAAAATGTCTGGGATTGGTAACAAATGAAGATTTTCGGCATAGAAATTCGAGCTGCTCGACCACGACCACAGAACAAAAACTTTGAGTTCGTCGGCGACAAATACGTCGGTCCATCGTCTATGCTCGGCGGCTACCTGCGCTACGGAGCCACAGACAGAGACTGGCGCAGCGAAGCAGGGACGATTGAGTCGAACAGCACTGTCGCCATCGCTATCGCTAAAATTGCACAGAAAGTCGCGCAGCCGAAACTCGAGCTGAAAACAGTTCAACCAGACGGCGCGGTCGTCTACTCGCCAGACTATCGAATTTTCGCATGGACGAACCCGATGCCAGGGCTGGATCAGCATACACTGATGAAAGCGATTTCCTGCAGCCTGAAGGTTTACGGAAACGCATACCTGCTCAAGCGCCGAAATAAGACTGGTCTGATGATCGGACTCGCACCATTGATGCCATTTCAGGTGCAGCCGAAGTCGGACACGCATGTCGACGGGACGCCGAACAACGGGAACGAACTGATAACCAGATACCAGATTTTCCCATACGGCGGAGGGCAGCAGTTCAGCGTCGCGCCGTCGGAAATCATTCATTTCCGCGATGGCATGGTCGACACCAACAACCCAGCGCTGGGAATGTCGGCGCTCATGGCATGTCTGCGGCAGGTCGTCAGCGATAACGAGGCGGCGAATTATGCAGCCACGCTGATGACGAACATGGGTATCCCTGGCGTGATTTTCAGCCCGAAAGATTCCAACGCGCTCGAGCCGTCCACCGAGCAGCGAAAGAGCATGCGGGACCGATGGCAGTCATTCACGCGGGACCGACGAGGACAGGCAATGGACCTGCCAGGCGCGTTTGAAATCACCAGAGTCGCCATGTCGCCGACAGACATCAAAGCCATCGAGCAGAAGGTTCACGGCATGACGGAAATTCTGGCTGCACTCGGCGTCGATCCGATGATTCTCGGGCTGCCATCCGATAGTAAAACGTACAACAACATGGCGGAGGCGCGCGAGGCATTCATCGAGGACACCATTTTGCCGCTACTCTCGATTATTTCCAGCACACTCGACAAGGCGTTTTTCGAGGAGGGTGTCGCATTCAGCGACAACCAAATGCTGGCGTTTAACTATTCCTGCTATCGCGAGCTGGATGAGGACGTCACGGCAAAATACGACCGAGCAGAAAAGGCATTCAAGGCTGGCGCATCAACTCGAGGCGAGTTTAGAAAGGCGCTCGGGTTTATCACCGACCTGGACGACGGTCGCACATGGTTCGACATGTCTGCACTTATGGCGCCGATTCCTGCGACACGGTCCGCCAGGTACACAGCTGCGCAGCTGCGCGCACTCGAGAATGTTCAACTGAAATCCGATGTGTAAAACAAGCCGCCACAGTGTCAGCCATTTAGGGTCGCACTACGACCAGCTGG